CAAGAACGTCCATGTCGTTGACCACCAGGTGCCGCACAGCGACATCCGACTCGACTGGCTGGCCACGCTGGGGGATGTGGTCGTAGCCCATCCCGAGCGCCAGCCGGGGAAGGTGCCGGGCCGGGCCAGCACGAACTTCCGCGAATGGCTCGATGACCATGAGACCGACCTGCACCTGGGCGACACCAGCCTGTATATCATCGGCCACACCCACAATATGTCGATGGTGCCGTGGCGTGGGCGCACGCGCCAGGCGAAAAGCCTGCTCATCGAAGCGGGCTGTCTCTGTCAGCCGCAACCCTATCAATTCAGCCCATTAGCGATAGGCAAAGGGCAGCTCCGGGGCTACCTGACCTTCTCGATGTATGCCAACAAGGTCGATCTGAACAGCGTCAAGATGACCTGCTTCGATTTCGAGGAGGGGCCGTGGTCGACCAGCTAGTGCGCCGGGAGGTCGTCGACCCAATCGTCCAGCGGGCGGATGGGGACTGCATGTTGGCGGCCGTGGCCAGCTGCACCGGCCTGGACTACGGGCACGTCTCGCAAGTCAGCCGGCAGGTACTCAAGTCCCCCCACAACTCGGGCCTCTGGCTGACCGAATTGGAGCGCGTGGTGAAGCGGTTGGGCCTTCGCATGAAGGTCGTCGCCCCCGCGGTGGTTCTGGAAGACGAGGGCCACGGGATCGTGGTCGCCAAGTTTGTCAGGTCCAAGCCAGCCGAATATCACAGCCTCTGCGCCTTCGGCGGCGGCTGGGTGATTGACCCGCTCAACGGACTCGTCTGGCGCCATGAGGTATACTTGTCCGCTCAGAGTGCGGCCCACGGTCGCACCATTTTCCAGAACGGCATCCTGCTGTATGAATCGAGGTGAGCGTGTCGAACGAGGTGGTGACATTTGAGTCGGGGGCCAGTCGCACCGAACGGCGTCCCGAGTATGATTATATTCCGACGGTGGTCTGGCAGGCCCTGAGTGCGCGATTTGAGGCCGGTGCCAAACTGCATGGCCGGGCGAATTACTTGAAGGGACTAGACGACCCCGAGTTCCATCGCCAGCTGTTCAACCATCTCATCCATCATCTGCTGCTGTGGCGCGATGGCGACACCAGCGACCGCCACCTGGAGGCCAGCCTCTGGAATGTGGCCGTGCTCTGTCAGTTTTCGGCGCTGGGGGCACCGCACCCGTGGCCGCTACCAGCTCCCGATCCACAAGCCCAAGATGGTGCCCACCCCGGCACCGACCGCATAGGCGAGGGGAGCCACGACGCCCGTGGCCAGCGGACGCGACGAGGCACGGGCATTCAGCCACCAGACCCCGCTAATCAGCATGGCCACCCCCACGGAGGCACCCGTGCGGTGGTCGGCAATCAGGCGCGTGTTGAGGCTCACCAGACAGACTAGAACGCACCCCCGCCCGAAAATCAGACCTACGGGCCAAAAACGGCTGGCGAGGATGCCCTGTACGCGACGATCTCGGGGTGGGGTAGGGGTAAGTAGGGGGGGTGGCGACATCGCCATGCGGAGCCGATGTCGCCGCAACGGGTCGGGCATTCAGAGCGTCTCGGGTGGTTTGTGGCGCAATTCCTTGAGCAACATCGTCTGGCGTATTCTAGCACGAACCTCGGGGCGGTGCCGTGCTGGCCATTGCTTGCGGGGTTGCCCCGGCGACCACGTTCGGCGGCTCTTGTTCTTGATGAAGGAGGTGTAGGGGTGGGGATACCGTTGCTTGGACATTAGCTCACCACCTCCGTCTGGTTCAGGTCCCCCACCCAATAACAGTCGCCGTCCGATTCGACCTGCGCGATCCGATCTTCGCGCTCGGCATCGGTCGCAAAGGTCGAGATCAGACCCGCGAGGGGCGCTGCCCCTTTAATTTCAACGAGCAACAGCAGCGGGCGCTCTGGGCGTTCTTGCACCATGTGGGTGTGCTCGCCATCGTGCAACCGGATGAGTCCATCCGCGACGAGATACACCATACGCTCTGTAGGTTTATCGCACCCCGGCGTCCGTCCCAGATGAAAGAGGAGGCCCTTCTTGACCACGGGATTGTCTATCTTGTCAGGCATGATGTTCGCTCCTTCTTGTACGCTTTTCGGATGGCTTCCATGCGTGCGCTGAAGCCTTCAAACGATTCGCCCTTGCGCGGGCGTGGTGTGATGCCATTCGGATAGGCCGAACAGGGTGAGTCGGGTGTGCCATGCACATGCCACGTCTGCAGGTCCATGACTTCCCGACAGCACTTGCATTTTGCCAATTCAATCGACATTGCGTGCTCCTTTGGTGGCGCGAGATTGCGCCCGATCCGTGACGTTCGTCGCCACTCCAGAAGCCACGCACAGCGTGGCCTCTAGGCTGGCGACGAACCAGCCCTGCATCAGCTAATCGGTTGGCCGAGTTCGTTCACCGAGACTCCATGCCGATCATAAATGACCACCAGTTTCTTGCCGTACTTCTTGAGTAGGTGCTGGTGGACTTGGTGACTGTAGGGAGCGGTGAGGGTGTGGTGCCACTTGTACGTACCGTCCCGATGCGTTTCGTCCCCTTTAAGGTTGAACAGGGTTTTGGTTTTGCTCCAACGCCGGCGATCTTTGAGTAAGGTGGCCTCGTTCACCAGTTGCTCGCAATACTCAGCGGTCACCGAACTGTGACTCCAATTGGCTTCGGGATTCTTGTATTCCTCCATCTTGCCGAGTGCTTCGTGGGCATCTTTTACGAGTGCTTTATAGTCTGCGCCATCGATCTCAAACCGTTCACCCCCGCCATTGGCTTCCATGCCAAACGTCCCCAGCCGCCGTCCATCCCTGTAGATGCTGGCCTGGTAGCCATCTTCACCGGGGTCCCAGCCGTGCAACTGCTTCACATTCTTTGCTGTATAAATCGGCAACGTCATCACTGTGCTCCTTTGGTTTCATTGCGCCAGATTGCGCCCGTTAAAATCTGTTAAAGCGTACCAGAGAGCGGGGGGGGATGTCAACCGGCGGGGCGGGGGCGGTTTCTGGCCTGATTTCGTCCCTTTTAATTTTCATTAAAATTTGTTAGAGTGTCACAGATGCTGGCCGGTAGAGCCTGCGCCGCGGTTTCACAACTCGGGCCGGGGCGCACCTGCCTGCGGGGGCAGGCTGTCGGCCGCATCGTTAATATTGCATGACAACAAATCAACAGCGACCTCCCACCTGGAGTGGCCTCGTCAGACTGCTCCTTTGGTGGGCCACTGCCAATGCCGACCGAGACGTCGGCACCGGGTGGGGGGTCTTTATTCGCGGAGCGTGGCAGCATTGATGTCCCCCCTCTCCACACCCCCACCACGCACGATTTATCGGCTGAACGTGGATCGCGTTCAGGCGGTCATGCTGCAACGGGGGTGGAGTGTGAAGGAGTTGGCCAAACGCTGTCGGACCCACACCCAGCGGATGTATCGGGCACTCTGGGGGGAACCCGTGACGATTGACACGATCACGAAAATTGCTAAAGCCTGCGGGGTGCGGAATGAGAGCTGTGTGGTCGTCGATCAAAAACAGCGCCCGGCGACGAAAGAAGAAAGCTGGAAAACGTCGCCCGGCGCCTAGCCCAGAGGACACTGCATGGACGTATCGGATACATTACCACACGACCAGGGGACACTCAAGAAGGAGGACGGAGCGATGGGAATTTTGACAAGTGCAAGCACGGGCCAGCTGGCGGCCGCCAAGGCGGCGGCGCAGGCCACCATGAAACATGCGCTGGCTGACAGCACGGGTTATCACAGCAACCGATTTGCGAACATGACCCGGGTACATGAGGCGGTCATCCCGGCACTGGCGCAGCAGCAGATTGCCGTGACGCAGAGCTTTGATTTCGAGGGCGACGGCGTCGTGCGGGTGGACACCCTGCTGACGCATGAGTCCGGGGAATGGGAGCGGGCGTCATGCCGCCTGCCGGCGGAAGCCAACACGATCTGGGGGACGGCGACGGCGATTAGCTACGCCCGGCGCTATGCGCTCCTCCTGATGGCGGGCGGCGTGGCCGATGAGCACTCGAACGAGGACGATGATGGGCGCACCGTCACCCCGTCGAGCGAGCGCCCGAAGGACCCCGCCGAGTGGCCAGCCGGACCCGACACCTATGACCCCTGGCGCACCCGCTGTGAGGCCACCACCACCCTGAAGGCGCTGGCGGCGGCCTGGCGGGGCGGCACGGAGGCCGACCGCGATCACTACGAGGTGGTCGGGCATGATTGGAAAGAGAAAATGAAGGCCAAGGTCGGGCCGGCGTGATGCGCGGGCGCGAGATTTGTGTGGATCAGCGGAGCGAGGCGTGGCATGAGGCGCGTCTTGGTCGTTTGAACAGCAGTCACGCCGAGCGGATGCTGGCCAAGGGCCGGGGCAACAGCGAGAGCGACAAGGCGAAACGGCTCCGCCTGGAACTGGTGACCGAACGGCTCACCGGCCTGCCGACGCAGACGGTGACGGTGACGGTGCCCATGCAGCGCGGCATTGATCTGGAACCGCGGGCACGTCGCGCCGTGGAGGCGCGGGGCGATTTGGTGCAGACGATTGGCTATGTCCAGCACGCAGACGACGCCGTGCAGGCAGGCGCCAGCCCGGACGGCCTGATGCTGGCCGAGGACGGCGACGGCCACCTGGTGCCGAGTTCTGTGCTGGAGATCAAGTGCCCGACCTCCGTGCGCCACTGCCAGACGTTGGCGTCCGGGGGCACGGTGCCGACCGCCTACTGGCCGCAGCTGCGCCATCTGGCGTGGATCACCGGCCTGCCGATCACCTTTGCGAGCTACGATGATCGCTTCCGCAATCCCGCCCAGCGCCTGTATGTGGCGACGCTCAGTCTGGAGCAGTTGGCGGTGGACGAGTATGACGGGCTGGCCCGGGCGTTCCTGGCCAGCGTGGAGGACCTGTATGAGCAACGGAGGTGACATGGAGACAATGGCGCAGCTGATTGTGGCGCGGGTCACGATTCGGGGAGGGGTGCTGGTGTTTCGGGAGGGCGAGCGCGAGCGCTTCGATCAACTGGTGGCGGGCCAGCCCAACGGCGAGGCATCGCTGACCTTGCGCCGCGAGGCCGGGACGCGCACCCAGGGGGCGGACCAGTATTACCACGATCTGCTCACCTATATTGCCACCGAACCGGGCGTCCGGCGATCTATCGACGAGTTGGCGCGGCTGTTCGAGGCATCCATTCTGGGGCTGACCACCGAGAGTCTGGAAAACCCGGAGACCGGGGCCGGCATCGAGGTGCATCGCTCCCGGACGACGCGGGACCTGACGCTGGTGGAGTTCTACACCTACTGTGAGGACGTCAAGCTGCTGGCCAAGCAGCTCTGGGACATGAACATCGAGAAGGAATGGCGGTGAGCGTGGACCCCTGATGAGTCTCTGGCGATGGGCACAGACGCTGGGGCGCTGGCTCTGGAAACCGCGACCCTATGAGTGGTCGACCGATGCGCGGTCGGTCATGTATGTCTATGGACGCCGGGCCGACCCGGCGCTGTATCACAGCTCGAAGCACCACGACAAGGAGGCGCGTGAGTAAGTCGACCCCGAGTTTTGCATTCTATCCCCAGGACTGGCTGGTGGGCACCGCCCGACTCAGTCTTCGCGCTCGGGGGTTATTGATTACCCTGCTGGCCCAAAGCTGGTGCCAGGGCGCCGCGGCGCTCCCGGCGCCTGATACTCCGGCGCACATCACGGAACTCTGCCGCCTCACAGGGCTGACCCGCGCCGAATGGCGTCGCATTTGGCCCGAGGTGGCCGACAAGTTTCAGACCCGCGCCGATGGGCGCCTGGTCAATGCCAAACTGGAGGCGATCCGCGAGCGCGGGGAGGAGTATCGGGCACAGCAGGCCGCCGCCTCCGCCAAGGGGGGCGCCGCCACCAAGGCGATCTGGCAGCAGATTCGACGGACCCCGCGCCCCACGGGGGGCAAGCTGGGCCGCATGAAGGAGGCACACGATGAGTTTGCCAAGCGACGACGACCCTGACGAGCGACTGCGACACTTCCAGGGATGCTACTCCGCCCTAATGATGGGCTGCGCCACGTCGAACGACAAGGTGACCGCGCCGGCGATGGAAGTCTACTGGCTCGTCCTTCAGGACCTGCCGATGGCCGCGATTGACGCGGCGACCCAGCAGCTGCTCAAAACCAGCCACTGGTTTCCGTCCACTGCCGAGTTCCACGATCTGGCCACCACGCTGGCCACCGCCCAGGCGGAAGCGGCCCCCCTGAAGGCGTTGCCGCCCGCCCCGCTCTCGGAGGAGGAGCAGCGGTGGGCGCGGGACGACCTGACGCGCTGGACCGCTGACCTGCGTCGGCAGCAGACCCCGCTGGCCATGGCGATTGCCAGGTTCCTGGAGCGCCGGCCCACGCCGACCACCGCCGCCGCCGTCTACGAGTGCGCGGCGTGCCAGGATACGTCGTGGCGCCCGGTGATGGAGGATGACGTGCCCAAGGTGACGCGGTGCGCCTGTGTCGAGACCAACTCGGTCATCCAGCGCAAGCGAGCCATGAACTACCGATTCAAGCGGGGCGACCGATGAGGCGGGCGGCCAAGGTGGACGCTAATCACGGGGAGATCGTCGAATGTTTCCGCAAAATCGGCTGTTCCGTGTTATCACTGGCGGCGGTTGGGAAAGGATGTCCCGACCTCCTGGTCTGCTACCAGATGCAGTTGTATCTGGTCGAAGTCAAAGACACAGGCGGGAAACTCAACACCCTGCAAGAAGACTGGCATCGCAAGTGGGGCAGTCCTGTATATGTGGTGCGGAGCAAGAACGAAGTGGTGAGTTTGTTGAACAAGCTACGGGGGAGCCAATGAATCAATCAGCGTTCGAGTGGTCAAGTCCCAGCGTCAGCCGGTTTCGGGCCAGTGCGCCCCAGACCTTTGCGGAATATCACCAGCGGCACCCGGAGGTGTATGATCGGTTGCGGGCGCTGGCGCTTGAGGCCGTGCGGGCCGGGCGCACCCGGATCGGCATGAAGCAGCTCTGGGAGCGATTGCGCTGGGATTATCCGCTCACCTGGGAGGGCGAGGAGGTCAAGCTGAACAACAACTGGACCAGTCACTACAGCCGCAAGCTGATGGCGCAGGAGCCAGCGCTGCGGAACGTCTTTGAAGTGCGGCCGATGCGGAAGCGGGAGCCGGCATGACCGGCTGGCACGGATTGGTCTGGATCCTCCTGGCGATAGGCGCCGGGTGGACACTCGGGCGCGACCGGGCGACCCAGGCGGAACGACGCATCTGGGATCGCCGTGCACGCGCTCACCGAATACGCTGGCACCGCCAGCGGAAGGAGGAGGAATGACTGAGGATCAGAAGACGTACAAGCCACGACCGGGAGGACTGACGGGGGTGTGGCCGGAAGTCTCCAAGCAGGGGA